AATATCATAGAGTGTTGTCAGCATCTCTGTTTCATTACTTATGTCGAAAGCAAGAAATGACAATGCTCTTATTAGCCTAGCAAAAGGACCGTCTTCAATCTTAGAAGTCGCTTTTATATTGCTGTCAATATAATCTTCAAACTTATCTCTAACTTTGAAGTCAGAATTATCAGAGAATAGCGGGGAGTACACTATGTCCATCCAGGTCTTCAGCTTGTCTAACTGCTGAGTCCCGCTAAGATCCGATCTAGTGCCACTTGCAAAGATTGATGATGGGTAATACTCTGTTAACGAATTCTTCCAAATATATTCAGAAAGAGCCTTCATAGAATCCACTAACTTAACTGTCTGCCCTCTGTAGATTTTAGTAGCAATCAAATCTTTAACAGCAGCAGAAGGGGAGTAGGGATCACCAGAAGTATTTAAAAAGTATAACCAAGACAGATTGTTAATAAGGTAATTGTGTATAGCCGAACTCTCACCTAAATCTTCAAAGTAATTAGTATCTGGGTTGTTGAGAGTTATAGCGGGTAATAGCGTGTCTTCTAAATATTGTGAAAACTCCTCTTCATTCTCAAAGTCTTCAAATCTTTTTGTAAAATACCTAAGTATTTTATCTTCGAAAATCTTGGTGGTTATATTAGTTAGTTCATTTTGTTTTATAAAAAAGTTTGAAATACCTGAAAGATCAGTTATGTTTGAATAAAGAGTGTCTGGTACCGCACTTATGTAAATTAAAGAAGAGAAGTCTTCAGCAATGTCAATATGTGAGTTTATAATAAGGTCTGAAATGTCCTCACTTTTAGGTGTCTCCTCAGTATCGTCAACATATAAGTAAGACGGAAGGATATACTTTAAAGCCTCGTAATAATTACGCTTAAAGTAATTTTCATTTCTTAAATATGTTTTACCGGTCATTAGATAAATTGAGAGGTAATCTCTAAGTTGTTAAGTTGTATTATTTCATTAAAGCCCACTTGAATAGGAGATTTAATATTGGTTAGTGAGGCATATCTAATCTCGGTCACATCATCCAGTAAAACTCTGATTAAATCTTCAGGAACAAAAGGCTCTTCAAAGTCGGTGTTGTCAATATTCATGTAGTTCATGATAGAGTTTCTAGCTCGTTGAAGAATAGTCATCTCATCTCTTTTAAAGCTAGTATCTAATGTCAACACAAGTTTTAAATCTAGGGTTCTAACAAGACCATCAACAACTACTATCTCGTCAGTAAGCATCTTCTTAGGTTCGATAGCCTCTAGAAGTTGTTTCTTATATTCACGAGTTGCTCTCCTTAACTGAGTGTCAGAAGCTCTCTCTAACACAAATAAATCAATAATGTTAGCAGATGAGTAAGCCCTCCTAACTGTCGCAGTTGCTTTACCTGTTGATCCATACTTAGAAGTAAAAGTATTTGTGAAGGCTTTGTAATCAGAAAGTGTAACAAGCCTATCTTGGCTTCTAAAGAACAAGGGAGCGTATCTCTTAGCATGAGCAACAGACTCAGCGTCATGACCTCCGGTGCCTATACTCGTATTCTCTAGTGTTGCAGTTGTTTCTTGCGTGCTTACACCATCAGTGCTAGACAAGGTTATTTGAGCGTTTATAACACTGTCATTGATATTACCTCTAGAGCCACCCCCGACCCTATACATCACGGTATATGCATCTCCAAGGCTGGGAGATTTGCCTATACTATCGTCTCCAAATAGGACAGAAGCCTTAAAGTCTTCGTCCGTTGTTATTTGGAAGATCTTGTCATCGGAACTTGAAGCAAAGTAAACATTCTCCTCTTCAGTGTAAATCCCTTCGGTAGTTGGATCCCCCTCAATAAAAACCTGAGCACTCTTCTCGATGTAAGGAGCCCGTGATAAGTTGATAGTTTTAATACTATTTGGGCTCTGGAATACTCCAGTCTCTACGACTAGCGCACCCTCTAAGAGAACAGCATCATCAATAGTCACCGTCGTCCCGACCGCACTCACGGGAAACTTCAAGCTTTCAGATGCATCAGTTAAGGCAACAGTACCATCAGAATTAACTTTATATAATGTGAAAGTAAGAACACCATTGTCTTCAGGTGAGGTTATGGTGACGACCCTATCCCTAGGCTCTATAGTTACTGAGCTTGGATTAGGTATACTATCTGCAACTTGAAAAGTTATAGAGGCGTTAGTGGCAGCGGAAATAGGACCCTTCATCCTTACACCAATAAGCTCCAAAAGTCTTTTTACACTGTCCCTGCTCCTAGCTGTCCCAATGTAATTCTCGTTAGCCAAGTAATCCGATTTGTTGGATTGAATGTGGCCTACTGCCGCCATTAACTCTAAAAGAAGAATACCAAAGTCTGAACTTTCAAAGTTATTGTAATCTAAAGGGAATGTTGCTTTAACATACTTTACTAAGTTTTCAGTTAAAGTGTCAAAGTCCGAAGAAGCAAAGTCTATAAGCTTCTGTTTGTTATCTAGTTTCGTAGGTAAGTATTTTAAATAGTCCGATTGGACAGTTCCAGAAAAAGCGACCATTATACCCTAACTCCAATATTAAAAGCTGTTGCAATAGAGTCTTTTAGAGAGCAAAGAAGATTAACTTTCAACTCACCAGTCTTAGTTTCGAAGACTTGAATCTTACCTATTGAAACAGTTCTTAAGTATCTACTAATCGCAGTCACAACCTCTTCTTTTATGAGAGAAAATGTAACTTCATCTAGAGGTTCCATAAGGAATTTTCTAAGATCACACCCATAATCAGGACGCATAAATCTCTCCCCGCGCTCAGTCTTTAGCAGCGATTTAAGATTAGATTTAATAAGAGATAAGTTACTGTTCTTACTAAAGTATCCTTTTTCCGGGTCAGTTGGTATGGGGTAATTTAATCCCGTAAGTTTTGGACTTTTCAGAACAACTGGCTTTTCCAAGACAGACGGAACAAACTTACCATACTCAGATATATTATTTGAAACAGGCATTGGGGTCACTCCTTAAATTCGTCAACATCAATATTCTTAAAGAAACTTTGAGTTGCATTGTAATTATTTAGAATTTCTCTTGCGTCAAGGGGTCTTGAGTAAAATCTAGTACAACCTAAATAACCCTTTAGTCCACTAATCTTACCTCCATACTCCCCTCCCATGAAGTTGCCCGCGCTGAACCCATCTGTGTAGCCTCCACCAATTATCCATGGAGTAAAGTAAGAGTCTAAAGAAGGTCCGTCTGCGTATTCGAAAGAGTTATTCTGGTTAACAGAGGGACACTTATAGGTCTCTCCTATACGGGAAGTTCCAAAGATATCCTGGTAGCTAGACGTTGCAAGGAGCGATCCATCCAAGTATACACTCACTTCGTTGTCCTGAGGCTTAAGAGATACTGAAAGTTGACAGAAGGCGCTAGCACAGCTAGAAAGGCTTAGATTATTAAATATGCTAGATACTGGAATTACCATCCCTCTGTAAGAGTTCTTCTCGCAATTGATATCTCTCCTAGACAGGAACCCAACACTAGAAGAGTCGTAGGATTGGGTAGGAGCTATGATTAGTGATACGTCTTCCGCTGGATTATCAGCATCATTATTGCTAGGATCTAATTGTTTAGTAAACCTTCTATCCCTAGTAAACCCAAGTATAAATCCTCTTACAATACCAGTTCCATAATCTGGATTTATATTTGAGTAATCATCCTGAGGTTCTTTGGATTCCGAAATACCGACATTCTCGTTAGCCAGTATAAGTCGATACAGTCCAGAGGTATCCCCGCCATCGGTGTTAAACCCTGAGGCCGCATTATCCAAATATGGCATGTGTATCCAAGTTTCAAAAGTAGAACCCTCAGTGTTGTATAAGAAATCTTGAAACTCGTTTCTCTGAGGCACCCTTACGAATGTCCCTGTAGCGTCTGTGTCAGACTCTCCTGAAGCAGGAATTACGACCCCACTTAAATACGGAATGCCTATGCCCTGTTTAAATACGTCTTGGTGGGATCCTACCATCTGAGCATTGTAGGATACTCCCAGGTTGCTAGAGTTATGCACGCCAAACTTAGAACCACTTGCATCGTCGGTCTCGACAGTTAAGTAATTGTAAAGCGACACTAGACCATTCTCAACTAATCTAGTATTGACTTGCAGAGATTGCGATGTGGGCTCTACGGGATCATTAATAGTTTCACCCTTCGCAACGTTTGCCAATAGAATGTGGTCAAGAACGACTTTGTCTGTAGTTTCAATCTTTTCAGTAAACTTAGTCTCAAGAGGTAAGATGACACTAGAAACATCATCCTGACGAAGTACAATTCTTCTCTGAGATTGAATATCAACTAAGAAGTTGGAGCCAGCCAAATACGAGAAGTCGTTGACAGGTATCTCCCCAGGCGAGAAGATAGGCCCCCTTCCCGTAATATTTGGAACTTTAACTGCAATCTCAATTTGTTTCTTTCTCTTGTTTATCTTATCTTGAAAGTGAGAAGACTCAGAAAGTATCACCTGTCTGAGGTTGTCAGTAACCGCGACCGAGTCTCCATCAGCGATAGCATCCTCTAATTGACCTGACAAGTCATACACTCTTCTATCCCTTTGCCCTTCAAGAGTTAATAGCAACTCGTCCTGATCGTAGTAGTTCTGAATTCCAGGTGAATTATCTATGATGTCTGGATCTAGAACACTGTTGAAATAAAATTCAAGATCCTTGGAAGTAGTAGGAACACCCCTACCACCTAAGTTAGGATCAAACTCTAGCTTCCATAAGTCAGAGTTAATATTTCCCTTATCGAATCTTAAGTCTTCAGACCTATCTTCAATTTCCAATAAGGCTGGGACGGTTCCGCTAGTTTGAGAATCATAGTAAAGACCGTCAATAGATAAAACAAACTTACCTTCCGACGCTTGTGGAGGTCCAGATTCAAGTCTGAAGACTGATTCTCTTGAAGCTTCTCCCTCGTCAGGTTCAAACCCAGGCTCCAAAGAAGGGTCTAAGTTTCTAGCTAACAATATTGAATCAATTTCTGCGATTGAGTTTTCCAAATCCTCAAATTGAGTTTCAGCCAAATTGTATTGCTCAAGGTAAATACCTAACTGAGAATCAATTAATTGCTGGAAGACCTCAGGAGTTGAGTTGAGAAGCTCTTCTCGCCTAGCAGCGGCTTCTCCATTACTGTAATCTAAGAACTGCTTAAACTTATCTAAGCAGTTAATAATTTCTTGATATTTATTATATAAGGCAGACCCAAGTGCTAGACCTGCTTGAGCTAAAGAAATAAACTCACCTATTAAAGAAGGAATGCCTAAGAATAAGTCTAAACCATAACGAGAGGACTCCGAGAAGAAAGCAAAGTGACCGTCTCGATCCGGCCATAGAGATATCCCCAATGCCTCTCTAATATCCGCTTGAATTCTTTTTAGTATCCCATCCACTCTTCTCTTAGCTGCCATCTGAGCTTCACGCATAGCGAGTAGAATAGGGGAAGGTATAAGACCTAGTAAGTCTGACCCGAGACCAAGCATACAACTAGGAACACCAAAAGAGGAAGCAAGACCTTGGAGGTCCCCTCCACTCTTAACAAATGTAGTCATGTCAAATGCCATTATATTGCTCCTTGAGTAATTCCGTCGCTTCCGGGCGCAATTCCATCTCTGTAATCATTTGGTATAAATATTTGAGGTAATCCAACAGGAGGTGGGATGACTGGTGTAATTCTTTCGTTTGCCGTTAAAGGATCAGTTGATCTAGGTATGTATTCAATTGCCGTATTATTTATAAATGTTCCAATACTATTTACGGCATTTAAAGAACCAGAGTTAAGATTAATGGATCCGGTAGGTGAGTTTGCAAAGAAGTTTAAGCTACCTAACGGTGCGTTAAAGTTTATACTACCTGTCTTTGATTCAAAATTTATGTCTCCTGTAGAAACTATATCAATCTTGTTAGCTTGATTGTCAATAACAATTCTACCGTTATTAGTAATGATGTTAACTCTGCTGTATTCTCCAAGAGCGGCGAGATCTATGTTCCTGTATCTACTCTTCAACCTAATATTACCTGCCCAAGGAAATGCCCCAGGAGCCGGGTTTGGAGGGGTGGGAGAAAATCCTAACCCTAAACTACCCGTTGCTGCTTGGTAAGCTATACTGTTTGTCCCATCAGAATTATTCTCAATGTTGATATCTCCCCCGTTCTTTATCTTCATATTAATATTTCCGGTGAGACATGTCTGTCTTTGAGATCCCTCTGTTTGCATAGTTAATGATCGAGCCCCATACCCATCGTCAGGCTCTCCCGAACTTAAGTTTATAAAGTCCCCTTGGTTGTTCTTAATTTGAGCGCCTAAGCTCCCTACATTAACCTCTTCTCCATGCTCACTCTTTAAGGTGACATCGCTGTGTATATGATTTTTTGAAAAGTCTCTATTAATGAGTAGACCCGCGCCAGCAGCATTAGTAAAGGTCTGAGCCTTAGGTTTGTTTTCTGAATTGTATATTTTACATTTAGGGTCAGTTACCCTAAGAGGTTCAAAGTTCTCTTTTTCAGCGTCCCCCTCAGGTTCGCTAATATCTCCAGGTCTAGCAGGGCGTGCTCTAACAACCGTAGAGTAATAATAAAAATTCTCATCTTCAGGCTCGTCAGGATCATAAGCCGCTAAAATCTCATCATCAACTTCAGGTATCGCAGCCATACCACCCCCGTTCACCCTATAAAAAGGGGAAGTGTAAGTGACCCACTGAGGCTCATCTTTAAATTTATCAACCTTTGGAAATAAAGCTTTTACCCTACCTCTATTAGATGAGTCTACAGTCGTTTTAACAATTCCTCTTACTATTTCCATAATTATCTAATTCTAATCAATTATAAAATCCCCTAGTCGGACTCCACTTTCTTAAAGGAGAAGATTTTAACTTTTCCAGTGTGGGGGGACCCATAAAGTTAAGATCTGGACCCATAAAGTTAAGATCCAACACATTAGGAGTACTAGGGACCTCCCTATCCTTAAGGAAGTCTGCGAGAGATTTTCTTACGTGTGATCCTAATTCGTTTGACGTACTATCTCCACTCTTAAGTAGCCTAAACTCAGAATAAGCGTCACTTAAAGATATAACATGCCTATACCCAACTATCTGATACTTTCCTGAAAAGAATGCAGGAGTCTTCCTAAGTTCTTTAGTATTATTAGATCCTTTTACAGAGTTACCAAGGGCGTAAACAAAGCAATCAGAATTAAATAAACTAAAGCCATGATTGAAGAATGGTAAAGTTTTTAGGGTTATACTTCGTGTTAACCTTCTTAAATCATATATAAGATCTGCATATCCTCTGGATACGTTGTGAGGGACCACCTTTACAGTACCTACAGACTTTTTAATATCATCAATACCTCTATTGCCCAACATAAAAGTAATGATATCGACAAAGTCTAGAACATCAATAGATGCGACATCTTCTTTTGAGGTTATTAACTCGATTAATCCCTCGTCGGGTTTGTCGTAAAGCTTTCTCACCAACTCAGTTCTTATGTCTTGAGGAGATCTTACAGGAAGTTCAGGACCAACAGTAACTAAATTTCTTCTGAGATAATTTACTATCTCTTCTAAATTTACTTCCATATCCTTTAGTATTTGATTTAACTTAATGTTAGCAGCATGAGTTCGAACTTCTGAGTCAATAAGTAAGTTTTTAAAATGCGAATAGAACATATCATCATTAAGTTCAATGTTTAATATATTCGAATTTTTAACATTATGAGCAAATGTTAACAAGTTACGTGTTTCTTTGGAAACCATCATCCTATCAGGAAATGGATTCTCTCGATAGCACGAGGTGTTACCCCTATCTCCAAAGCTACCTCTCAGGCTTTCTATGTGACTTTGCCAAGCTTTTATCATATCCTCAGCAGGTTGATTCTCGTAACTAACGACAACATTGGTTGTTGGTGGTAATGTTACCTTATCGTTTGTATTTGTTTCACCTATTGAATATACTAAGTTTCTAATAATATTCCTATCACCAAACAATATTACAGGGCATGTGTCATTCTCTATTAATCCGTTTTCTTTTAAACTCTTTAATACAAAAAGATCAGACTCTTCAATCAAAACGATATCAGTGGTTTTTTGACCGTCGTATATAAGAGCTTTAGAGAAATTATTTAGTGCGTCAGTTATGCTACCCTTACCCTCGTTGTCTACACTCCTCATCGTCATTTTAGCGACCCCAGGTTTCCTCTCTGAAGAAGTGTCTTTGTCTGTCTCTAATGCGCTATCTATATTTGTATTTGAAGGGGTAGATACAACCTTAGAAGAGGATTGAATTTTATCTAATACTTCTTGATTCTTTCCAATTTCCTCTTTGTTCTGCAAGATTAAGGCGCGCTCGCGGCGCTGCGCTCTAGCGCCGAGCGCATTGAGGCGGGCAAGTTCTCTTTTAACCAAAGGATTTTCGAGGTCACCTCTAAGATAAGCCTCAAACGCGGCGTCTCGCTGTCTTTGTTTTTTCCTCTCTCTGACAATACGAGAACGATCACTATCACTTAAACCTTTATCAAAAGGAATCAATTCTGAAGGATTTTCAATTAGGCTCTGAATTAATGCTTCTTTATTACTAGAAGGTGCTGCTGCTGGCGCAGCAGCGGGTGGGTTGTTAGGATCAGGAGCTAATCCTTTACTAGCCATTACCTTTTGTGTTGACTCTGGCATAGGTGCTGAGGTTGTCTTCTTACCCTCCGACTCTTGATTCAGGATTATCCCAAAACTTTTAAAGTTTGATGCTAAATCAGAAATATTTCTAAAGGAACTAAAGTTAGAAATATTGATAGCAGCGTCTTCATTCTTACCATCTAAGTCTAAATCTTTACTGAACAAAGGTAAGATATTTCCTAAAGGGATGTCTGTGTATATTTCTGATAAGTATTTTATAAGCAGTTGTCTAATTTGATAATTCCATCTATTACCCGCTGCGTTTGGCTCAGGCTTAGTCCCATCATGATTAAATTTTTGAACAGCAGTAGTTATGAGTTTTGAACTACGAACCTTACCATACCCTTCAGTACCTTTAGTCCTCGCAAGACTGGCTAGACTCATATTATGATACAACTTGAAGGAATTGGAGTCAGGGGTGAATATAAATTCGACCTCCCTAATACCATCCTCCCGAACAGAGAGGTGAGCATTTGCCAGACTTAGGGCGACCGGGCCAGTCCAGTTTGTAATGTCGTCGCCCATTCCAAAAGCTAAATAGAAAGTACCAATATACTCCAAGTACTTAAATACAAGTTTGTTCCTAGCCTCTTCGGTATCAGCATTCCTAATCTGGTTTATGATATCATCTTTAATAACAGATTCAATAGGATCATTATTAAAAGCAAAAAACTCTATAATTTCTGAGGTTTCAACGAACTTCATAACTATTTGGAATTTCTTTTGAGAGAAAGCGCGATCAAACTCTAACTCAATGAATCCCTTATTGTTTTTTTGAGAAATTATAAATGTATCTTTTAAATTACTTGAGAATTGTGGATCTAAATATTTGGAAAGTTGGGCCTTACTAAGGCCAAGACCAAAAAACATTGACCTTATATCCTTTAGGCTTTTACTAAGTATCACATTGTAAGGATAGCTTCTCATTATAAATCTAAAATTTCTATACGATCACCGATATTAAGTTGTTGAAAAGGATCAGATATATTGTTAGTCCAACACACAAGCCAGTCAAGTTCAGGTGTACCATAGAAGAGTTCAGCTATTTTGTCTGCCCTGTGCTCGAACCCTGGAGGGATGATGCCCACAGAGTAATCAAAGTCCTTTAATGATTCTATGTAGTTATAGAACTCTTTAGAGTTCAAAGAAGTAACGACTTCTTTGCCTTTGTGAATAACAGTCCTATGCCCTAACTTTAAGTGATTTTTATAGTTCATAATAGCCTTAGACAAACTGACCATCTATTCCATTGACAACACCGTTTAAGGGGTCATAGGTGTTATTCTCAATTACAGACTCCCATCCAGTTAGGTTGTCACCCTCACCAACAGCACCAACTACATAATCACCAAAGGTTCCAGTTCTAGATTCTACAAGATTCAGTTGTATCTCTAACCCCTTAGGGATCATAGTTTGAACCTCATACCCTTGCTCGTCCATTATACGTATTGAATAATCTTCAACGAGACATGGAACATTATTATACATAGCACCGTGGTTAAGCCTTACAATAGGAGGTCCATATACTGTGTCTTGGGAATTATTAAGGACCGAAGCTCTAACAAGATTAACCCAAACCAATATCCAATTTAAGATATCGTTCATCTTTGTGATATTTTGCTGCTGGCCTAAACCAAGTGCTTCTAAAATACCAGCAGCCGTAACACCTTCATAGAATACATTTGAAAGCCTAGTAATGCTTCCAGTGATATTGGAAAGAAGCGTAGTAATGTTTGCATTAGGATCTGCATTTGGCTCAATGTCCCTGTAATGCTTTTGATAAGCAGAAGCATAATCATAACCCATACCCTCTGAGACATCCTGGTCAGAGGTTCCTAAACGACGGTCATAGGCTTTATTACCTAGGCTTGTCGCTGCTTTCCTAAGGTCTTCAGCAGAAAATCCTTTTATGTTTGGATTATCCGCCAAACCTTGAATCTTAGCCATCACATCACTTCTAAGCTTAAAAGCAGCCATGGCTCTCTTTCTATCAGAGAAGAACAGATTAAACTGCCTTTTAAACCTAGATAAGTCCTCCTCTAAATCCATCTGCATCAAGTGCAGGAGATGGATGTTAAAAGTTATATTTATTCTCCTAGAATCTGCACCAGCATAGCTGAATAGTTGTCCCGCTCGTCCAACTAAATTATATTTGTTTAGATTAGCGGTGCCCCTCTCATTAACTTTTATGTTCTCTAAAAAAGGTAAGAAAGTTCTAAGAACTCGATCATTACTTTGAGGAAACTCAAACGCTAAATTAGACCGCTCTTGTAACGCTCTTTTATTTTTTACAAACTTTTTTATTGCCATTATTGATCCTCCGGTATCATACCCTTACCTGAGTATTGAGGTGTGGTATTACTTGCAATAGCAGATAAAAGGATTTTTATCTCACGCTGATCAAGAGCGTGAGCGGGCGCATTATTACGGATCGCATTTGCTAAATACTGAGCGTCTTGCTGAACTTTTGTGGCCTCAGCCTGCTTTTCTTCTCTACGGTTCTGTTCTTCTAGGATCTTAGTTTGCTTTTCAGATTCCTTTAATTGTTCCTCCCTAGCTATAGCTTCCTCAGAGAAGAACTCCTCAAAGACTCCCATTCCTGCCCCTAACAAACCTCCAAGTGTAACCCCTATTGCATTGCCTAGTCCAGGCACGACTGTTCCCGCTAAAGCCCCATAACTTGCAAACTCGGCAGCCTTCTCGCCTACATTAGTAACCTTATCGAGAGTGCCCCCCTCTTTCGCGCCAAATTGACTTTGTGCAATATCATCAACCAACCCCAAACCAATACCAGCGGCAATGCTACCAATTGCGAATTTACCAGACCTAATCATTCCACGGCGTCTACCTCGACCCCCACCACCGAGACCGACACCTCCTGTCAGGCCACCTAATGCCTTACCAGCACCCAATAACGGTAATATTATTGCTAGCTGTTCCCCCATAGAAACAATCCCATCTCTAATCTCAGGAGCTATCTTGTTGTAATACTTCAGTGAAGCATCCCTAATAGCTTTAATTGATGTATCCTCATCACCCGCCTTGGTCGCTGCTTCTTTATCAAGTTTAAGCTGATTCTTACTGTTCCTACTTAGATCCTGAGCGGCTCGTAGTTGCTGGATTGATAAATCAGTAAGATTTTCTGAAGAAAGTCTGCTTATTAATGCATCATTACCCTGCTGCTCTGTAAGCTCCGTTATACGATCAGAAACTTCTAAAAGTATTCTTTCAACGTTTTGACCTTGTGATACCTGATTGAATAGAGCGGTAGCATCAAATCCTAAACGTGTAAGCTTTTGATTATTCTCAAGTGTCGGCTGAATAAGAGAAACTATTTGAGAGATCTGATCCGTCGTGTCTACACCCGTTCGAGATCGAATGGATGTTATTGCTCGGTTTATACCCTCGACAGCCTGAGGTCCAAAGAAGGCTAACTCATCCCGCTCTTTGCTCAACGATTGTAAGGATTCAATCAATTTTTGATTTGAGATCTGACCTATCTTTCCATACTTTTCAATATTCTGTGCATTCTTTTCGAGAGTTTCAGTATTACCGCCAGTCATGCGAACCAACTCAGCATTAAGCATATTCAACCGAGTTGTATCCTGCCCCGTCTTAATCATACGCTCTGTGAGCTTGTTTATACTCTCAGTGCTTTCCCTAACCCCTCTAGAGTATGCGTCCTGTAATGCTGACCTAAACTCGATAATGTTAGCTGTTGTTTCGCTAAGTATATCAGAGTTTTTGTCTAAGACTTTAGTTAAATTGAAGTTGGAAGCAAGAGCCTTTACGGTTATCTTGTCCGAATCCATAACCGCTTTTTTAAGCTGATTGACAGGGTTATAGAAACTTACGATACTATTACTGAGTTGTGTAAGAGCGTTTGTATTTCTCTCCCGTTCTCTCCTTTCTCTTCGACGACGGTTGTCATCCCTCCTCCTATGAGACTCTCTTTGCTCCCGGTCCTGACCCATTTGATCAGTCAGGTTCTGGATCGCATCTATTAGTGCTTGTTGACTCATTTGCTAATTTCTAAAGAAAGAATATCTTCTACGTAGGAGACGTTGAAAGTTCTAAAGTTTTGCTTACCTAAAAAGAGTGATAATATATTAGGAGAATGGTAGCTACAAGCCGACCTATTCTTGTATAAATTATTTACCATCAGGGAGAACATTGCCTCACTTAACGAACCCGTCTGAACTACATTTAAAAGTTTATTGTATCTGCTTGAAAGAAACACTCCGGTTCCTGTCCTTTTAGACTTCACTACTAATCCAAACCTGACACCGCCATTATAGGTGAACTGGATCAAGTCCCCAGGTCTTAGGCCAAGGTATGAAGTTTCTTTCAATTTGTAGTCATACCCGGTAAGGTCATCCTGAATAGACTGTGTTAGCTGCCTCATCGTAATATCTTTGTAAATTTAGGATATTTAGTTCTCTTCTTGAGAACGTCGTATCTATAACTATTTATAAGATATGAGTACCTTAGAAGAGGATTTAGTTGAAACAATAGACTTACTGAACTTTACTTTCTCTAGTGACTTTATAGATAAGTGGAGTTTTAAATACGGAAAAAGATTACCTAGCCTCTACCAGCTTAGACTTCTTAAATCACTAGACACCCGTAAACCACTTAAGCTACAGACAGTTTACAAGTTTCTAGTTGTTGACTCTGGGTTCAACGAAGAAGTTATAAAATCTTTCCTAGAGGATATTGACTACGAGATCTACTTCCCTATGATAAAGGGAAGACTAAAAGAGCTATGAGTGACAGACGAGAAGATATGTGGGAAGCTTTAGAAAGGGATAAGAATGGCTTTTACCCTCTGAAAGCTCCTGAGTGGATGAATTACGTGTGGATTGCCTTACTTGGGTTTGCTCTCCTTAAGAGCCTTCTTTAAGGACTTCTGCTCGTCAATCCTCTTGCAGACTACCTGCTCTGATTCGAATCTGGGGCAGGCTTCCTTGTATTCACACCAGTCACAGAAGACGTTCTCCTGAGCCCAGAACTCATCTTTCTTTTTCTTACGAATACGCCAGACCTTTTCAGTCTGCATCTTCTTCCAACGCTCGATCTGAAACTTGGTAAACTTAACAGCAACAAAGTTGCCAGTGACAGGATAGTAGTGAGCGCAATAGATCTTGTCATAAGGGACATCATAGAGCATGTGGATCGCCCATGCGTAGCCCTTTAACTGATTATCGTCCATGAGGGTCTTTTTCTTCTTCTCCCTCTTGGATGTCTTGTAATCTACGACCAGATACCCGCCGTCACTACCCTTGATCACACGGTCTATAACGCCTATAAAGTTGATGTCATTCTTCTCATCAAGTGGGACGTTGACCGTCTGCTCAGTGGACATCGTCTCCCCAAGACCATTGTTCCAAACTAAGAAGTTCTCCAGGCAGGACTTCATCCTATCATTCTCATGAAAGGGCACCTTGTAGGTTGAACGCTCCTGTTCAGCAATCTTCATCAAGGACTTCATGTCCTTCTCTTTGTAACCAAGCTCAAATATCTTGTGGATAAAAGACCCGAAGTTCAAGGCATCCTCATTCTTCGAGCCGAATCCCGGCAGCTTCAAGATGTATTTCAGTCTGTACTTCCACAGGCACTGGTCTATAATGTCACTCTTAGAGGCACTAATACTATTTATGAACATGGGGTCTGATTCCTATATTAGAAAATACTGTTTGGAGAAGTTCCAGTCTAATTATAGACTCCAGAGCGACGATACCGAACTAGTAGTTCCATCTATCTTTGTAACAAACGATTACAAGCGTCACATGTCAATCAACATGGAGACGGGATTGTGGCGTTGTTTCAAGACCGGAGAGGTAGGTAACTTCCTTAAGCTGTATGCCGTCCTTGAGAAGTGCAGCTACCGTGAGGCATACGAGAAGTTTGTCTTCGAGGACTTCATGGCAGGGTATAAGGGTCGTCGTCCCATCGAGCAGTTCGATCCTAATGAGATCGAATCTGATCTAGAGGAAGCCGATCACTTCAAGGTTGTTGAGGATCACCCGTTTGTTCAAGACCGTGGTGTAGGTCAGTTCAAGTTCTACATTGCTACCGGAGGCAGATATAAGGGAAGGTTGATCATTCCGTTCATCAACCGCAACGGTAAGCTCTTCTACTTTCAGGGTCGGGCACTTGGTGGTGAGAAGCCCAAGTATCTCAACTGCAAGAACCTCAAGAGTTCCCAGGTCCTATACCCCTTCGATTATGGCTCTCAGGAGCCCCTGTACGTCACTGAGGGCGTCTTTGACTGTCTTAGCCTACAGGCAGTAGGGTTGAACGCTACGACGACTCTAAGCTGCTTTACGAGCCGTGAGCAGATGCTACAACTGAGCCAGTATACTGGACCTCTCGTATGCGCGTTCGATAGTGATGAGGCTGGTCTTAAGGGCCGTAAGAAGTTTATGGACTTGGCTCACTGGATTCGCAGGGACGATCTGCTTACCGTGGTCCCGCCTGCTCCTTACAAGGATTGGAACGAGATGCTCATCAAGAAGGGGTCAGACTTCCTTAGAGCATCTGCCGAGAAGACTAGCAAGTTAGATGCACTTCACCTAACTATGCTAGCGTATGATAAAGGCCATATCATTTGATACGATGGTCTGGTTCAGGGCAGTAAACTTAAGCCTTGCAACATAGGTCCCTGTCATAGAACCGAGAGTGCCGTCAAGGAGACTTGGGTGAGTCTTTAGGGATTCTGTGTCGAAGGTAAAGATCACTGTATTCTCAGAAGTCGTATCCATCAGGCCGGAAGTTGCAGAGTATCCAGACACCTCAACACGAGCATCAAGGTTTCTATCTTGATTCTTCTTGTAAATCTCAAGCATAGGGTCCGTGACCAAGGATTGCTTGAATAGGTTTACAATACTGCGGTCGATGTTGGCGTTCTCCAGGGTAAACTCGTTGGTAAACTTAAGATCGACCTTTGAGCCCAGCACGAGATAATTATTCTCAAGTCTGGTTGCCACACGGAACAGTAGAGGCTCTGTAACACCGAAGAACCTATCTTCAGTAAGTGTGAACTCATTGATAATTGTGTCTAAATCAGAACCTGCATTTCTCTTAAGAGTCCAGACATCAATGTAGTCGCCTGTAGCAGATACTCTGTTCAGGATAGTAGTATCACCTGAGAGGTTAAAGACACCATAAGGAGTGTCCTGCACATCATTTAAGACAACTGCATACTTACCAGTAGTGAGTTTGTAGATGCCCGAAGCATCCGATACAGTGTAGTTGCTAGCATCAAAAGAGCTAGAGTTGGTACGTGCATTCTCATTAGAGAAGTGCATGAGAACATCGCCACTAACCGAAGGTTTAATCTCGCCATCAGAATTGATGACTGAACTTGGAGATTGATTGTCCGAAGCCGCAAAGATGGAAACCCCACTAATTTCATAAGGGTCAGCATACTGCCCATCATTAATGAAATATAATATTAGGGCAGTAGGGCCTAAAACAGTCGGTCTTTCATGCCTTGTGGTAACTTGATTATTATTAATTTTCATGTTAAACCTCGGACTTTTTCACCTCATCAGAATAAAATTTTAAGAAAGCTAACCGCTCTTCCTTTTTCATATTCTTAACATCAGAGTATGAAAAGCCTACCTTACTTATCAATATATAGGCTTGGTAGAGAAGGTCCTCAAAGGATAAAGAGTTAGTTAGCTCACTGAAAAAAAACCGATATCTAACGGGATAGACATGGTCTCAGTATGCTTGCATTCTGGGCATTCGAATATGAATCTAGGATCAATACCGTATTCGGGCTTAGAGACTTCAGCCAGGATTTTCTTAACGTCCATAATATGCATTCTTTTGATTGCCTTAGATATGAATACGGGATCTGAGTTTCCGTTAACCTCTACAACAAACTTGTAAAGATTCTTATAGGATGACTCTGCATCGCGGATATAGTTTTCCTCCTTGTTTCGAGGGAATCTGACCTTAGCTTTAACTTTTAGTTTAGGAAGTGTTATCTCTCTAGGATCCTCCAGATCATCAGGAACTTCCATCTTGTTCAAGTTATCCGATAGGACTAATTCAGTGGACACATCAGTGTCACAATTAGGACACCCAATGTTAAACTTATACATCTCTCCATAAGAAACTTCCCTAACTCTCATTAAGAGATATATTTTGTCCATTGGCAAAAGTTCATCAATGTTTATACCCTTAACTGTTTTTTCTAACAGTTTGGAAACAACATCAGAGTTGTTTTTATTTGAAGTTACAATCCTTTGTTCATCTAAAAATGTTAAAGGAGTTATCTCAACTCCTTGAAAATCTTTGTAAAACTTACCCTTTGAAGGGATGTCATCAAGGAAGAGAACTTCGTTGTCCATATTAGAAAATAAAGAATTTAAAGCTTCTTCTCTAGGGTCACCTGAACCCCCCACTATCTGTTTATTACTACTCATATTACACCTTTGTTGTGATAATACTATTATAGTATATGAAGATTGTAGTGGGCAACTTAACGTCTACGTTAGAAACAGATAATCCTAAGATAATTAAAGCACTTAGAGATAAGTATGCTTTCTCCGTTCCCGGCTACGAATATTCTCAAGCATACAAACAAAGAAGATGGGACGGCAAGAAGAGATACTTCGGAGCTAACGGTAAGTTTAGGACTGGACTCCTCCGTCGAATCGTAAGAGATTTAGAAGAGATAGGAGCCACTGATATTGAGTGGGAAAAC